AACCTAATCTTAAAGTTTTCATCTTGCCCTCAACATAAGAATACATTTGTTCATGCTCTTTAATTACATTGTCAGCAGAGGAATTATACATCTTAAAAAAGTTAATGGTGTTTTCATCAACTTTAAATTGTCTTGACCTACAATAAGATGTTCCAATTACCCAAAGTTTAAAATCATTTTCCCACTTTGGAACAGGTTTAATTACAGACTTATCTTCATTAGAAGAATTACTGAAACCTAAATAAGTATTTACTGCACTTTCATCATTGTAATACTTTGGGTTTCTTTTTGAGTAATCACCCTCAATAGATAAATTATAATCTGGGTTTAGTCCCTTTGATTTCAATTCATCTCGGTAATAAGCTCTTGCAAAATTTCTACCCATATCAAATCTAATATGAACTTCATCATCTGCTTGATACTCTTTACCTGTGTCATCAACTTTAGTTATTGGCATTGAGATATTAAAACAATTATCATGGTATAACTCGCCACCACTAGAAGAATACTTTTGTATCATTCTTCTAATTGTATCAATATCTTCCTGTGGTTGATGATACCTTACAACTTTCTCAATATTCTCTTTTGCTTTATCTCGCAAAAGGTCGTATTGTTCTTTTGCCTGTACCAATTTATCTTTTACTTTATCTTCGTAAAAAGATTGAAACTGG